GACATTAAATCGACTATTGCGTCAGCAAAAGCATCTGTTCAAAAATCAACAGTAAAAGCTGCAGAAGCAGGAGCGTCTGTTGCAGCAGGTGCAGGAAAAACAGCATCAATTGGTTTTCCCCAAAACATACCTATGATTATTGGATATGCAGCACAAGCAGTTGGGATTATTTCAGCAATTAGATCTGCTACATCAAAGGCAAAATCTGTTGCAGCACAGGCAGGTGCAAGTGGAGGAGGTGGAGCGAGTATTGCAGCACCAACAGCAAATGCAGGTTCTGCACCCCCAGAATTTAATATTGTTGGATCAAGCGAAACCAATCAATTAGCAGACGCTATTGGTGGACAATCACAGACTCCTATACAGACTTATGTAGTAGCAAATGATGTAACGACATCACAGAGTTTAACTAGAAACATAGTTGACGGAGCATCATTAGGATAAACGCAAAATAAATAAATAAAAACGTTATAGAGATATGAGAATAGTAGAATTAATATTAGATGAGGATCAAGATAATTTTGTAGAAGCAATTTCAGTTGTAGAAAGTCCTGCAATTGAACAGGATTTTATAGCTTTAAAAGATAATAAAATTAAATACGAATTTACAGAAATTGACAAAGAGCAAAAAATATTAGTCGGTCCAATTTTAATACCAAATAAACCAATTTACAGAAAAAGTAAAGATGAGGAATATTACATATATTTTAGCAGAGATACTGTTAAGAGATCTTCGCAACTATACTTGAAACAAGGTAATCAAAGTAACTCCACTTTGGAGCATAAAAATAAATTAGAGGGTTTAACTCTTGTTGAAAGTTGGTTGATCGAGGATAAAGCAAATGACAAATCAAATATGTATGGAATGGATCTGCCGTTAGGTACGTGGATGGGATCTGTAAAAGTTGATAATGACGACATCTGGAATAACGAAATAAAAAACGGTAAAGTAAAAGGATTTAGTATAGAGGGGTATTTTGCTGACAAAGCAGAAATGTCAAAACAGAATGAAGATGAGAAACTTTTAAACGAATTAAAAGACCTTTTACAAAATGAGAAATAAAACCTTTAAAACACCAAGCAGAACAAGTCCAAAAAATAGCCGTAGAGGTTGTTTATGTGCTGACAATACATACTCATCAAAATGCTGCGACGGAAGTTTACAGGCACAGGGAATTGGGCGAATAACAGCAATACCATTAGAAGACAAAAAACCTTAAACGCAAAATGTAATTTATTAATCGTTAATTAACTATAAACACAAATTTTATGAATGTAGCAGCAGACACATTAAACAAAGTAAAAACCTTATTAGGTTTAGAAGTGTCTTTGGAACAAATGAAACTAGACAACGGAACTGTTATTGAAGCTGAAAAGTTTGAAGCAGGAGAGTCTGTTTTTATTATTACCGAAGATGAGAAAGTTGCTTTACCAATCGGAGAGTACGAACTCGAAGACGGATCTAAACTTGTTGTCCAAGAAGAGGGTATTATTGCCACATTTGGATCAACAGACGAAGAGGAAGTTGTTGAAGAGGAAGTAATTGAAGAGGAAGTTGAAGCAGAAGACGAAGAAACCGAAATGGAGTACGTTTCAAAACGTGAGTTTACAGAAGCAATGACTGAAATTGTTAAGATGATTGAAGAGATCAAAAACAAAGAAGTAGAAGCGTCGGACGACACTAGTGGATCATTAAAGTCAAGAACAGTAAAAGAAGAGTTTGAGGAGCAAGAAATAGATGAGTTACAGACTCAACTAACAGAAGCAGCCGTAAAACCTCTTAAACACGCTCCAAAAGAGGAGTCTACTTATAAGGCTAAATTTAATTTCAATAAAAACAAACAACAAACGCCATACGATAGAATTGTGGCAAAAATTTCAAACATTAAAAACTAAACAAAATGGCAGTACAACCAACAATTACAACGACGTATGCAGGTCAATTTGCAGGAGAATATATCGGAGCAGCTTTATTATCTGGTAATACACTTGCGAATCAATTAATTACGATCAAACCAAACATTAAATTAAAAGAAGTAATTAAAGTCGTAGATTATGCTTCGGCAATTGCAGCAGGAACTTGCGATTTCACATCAGCAGGAACTGTAACTTTAACAGAGCGAATTTTAACACCAGACGAATTACAAGTAAATCTTGAACTTTGTAAGACACCATTTCAGTCGGATTGGGAAGCAGAATCTATGGGTTATTCAGCACACGATGCTATGCCACCTAAATTTTCAGATTTCTTTATTGCAAGAGTATCTGCAGATGTAGCGAAAGGTACAGAGCAAAGAATTTGGGGAGCAGACGGATTTCAAGGATTATTTACAAATGCAGCGTTTGCAGCAGAAGGTGGAACTACAATAGCACCTGCAGCAATAACAAGTTCAAATGTAATTGCTGAAATGGGTAAAGTAGTAGATGCAATTAATTCTGCACTTTATGGCAAAGAGGATCTATTTTTATATGTATCACAAAATGTCGCTCGTGCTTATGTAAGAGTATTAGGTGGATTTGGATCTTTTTTAAACGGAGAAGCAAATTCTGGTACAGATAACAAAGGTACGCAATGGTATGACGGTGGAGCAGGACTTACTTTTGACGGAGTAAAAATTGTTGTTGCAAATGGACTAGTAGATAACCGAATAATAGCTGCTGAAAAAACTAACTTATTTTTTGGTACAGGTTTATTAAACGACCAGAACGAAGTTAAAGTGCTAGATATGAGCGATTTGGACGGTAGTAAAAATGTCAGATTTGTTATGAGATATACGGCAGGAGTGCAATATGGTATTGCATCGGACATTGTATATTACGGAGCATAAATAATAATCAAATTTACCCTTGTCTTAATAACGAGGGTAAGTTTACAAAAACCAAAAGCAAATGAGTTGTTTAATAAATAAAGGAAGATTAGAGCCTTGTAAAGATAGCGTTGGTGGATTAACTGCCGTTTATTTTATAGATCACGGAACGTTAGGAGCGATTACGTACGGAACACCAACAGGAGAGCCAACTGGAACAAGTGGAGAAATTACAGCACTTGCAGGAACACCAACAGGATATAAATTTGTCCTTAAAGGTAATAGCAGTTTAGAGCAGACAATTACATCAAGTAGAGAAAATGGGACTACATTTTACGATCAAGTTGTAAGTTTAACATTAAAAAAGTTATCTGTTCAAACAAATGATGAATTAGCTTTATTAGCTGTTGCAAGACCACATATTGTAGTAGAAGACAATAACGGAAACGCAATGTTAGTAGGTACTGAATATGGAGCAGATCTTAATGGAGGTACAGTAGTAACAGGAGCAGGAATGGGTGATTTATCTGGGTATACTTTAACATTTCAAGGAATGGAGAAAAAAGCTGCTAACTTTTTAACAGGTGGAGTTGCAGGAGTAGGAATTACTGTAAGCACCGAGTTTATAACTGATATTTAATATCTTATAATCAATCAAATAATTAGGGTAGCCAAAGGTTGCCCTTTTTTTTTGCTCAAATTTTTGCAAATATTCATTATTTTATCGTTATAGATTTATGATAGTATTAAAACCAATAGATACAGCACAAATTATTTACGTAATACCTAGAATAGCGATATATTCTACAAACATTGAATTAAGTATTATTGACGATATAACAGGAAAAACCTTAACTTTAACGCAGACTTCTGAATTTTATGGAGATTATTTAAAAATAGACTTATCTGTTGATGATTTGGTTAAAAATAGATATTATACTTTTAGAATTAAATCAGTAGCAAATTTAAAGAACATTTATAAAGACAAGATTTTTGTAACCGATCAAGTTATAGATCAAAAACAAAATAAAACCTATTCAATAAATAAAGACCAATATAAAGAAGTTGAAAGTAATAATGATTACATTGTAATATGAGCAGAAGAAAACCAGAACAAGGAAAGATTAATGTTGTAAATTTAAGTAATTACACGAGTCCAGATATTACTGTAAATAAAACCAAAGATTGGGTTACTTATGGTAATAGTAATGATTATTTTAAGTATTTGCTAGACAGATATTCTGGCAGTCCAACAAATAATGCAATTATAAACGGAATTTCTCAAATGATATTCGGTAAAGGATTGGACGCTACTGACAGCAATAAAAAGCCAAACGAATACGCACAAGCAATAACCCTTTTAAAAGACGAAGCAGTAAGAAAATTCTGTTATGATCTTAAATTAATGGGACAGTGTGCAATACAAATAATTTACTCAAAAGACAGGAAAACAATTGCAGCAGTAGATCATATTCCTGTTGAAACATTAGCACCAGAAAAATGTAATGAAGACGGAGACATTGAAGCGTATTATTATTTTCACGATTGGGAGCAAATTAAACCAAGTGATAAACCGACCAGAATACCTGTTTTTGGATCTTCAAAAGAAAGCATAGAAATACTTTATGTAAAGCCTTATGTGGCAGGTCATTTTTACTTTGCACCTGTTGACTATCAAGGTGGGTTGCAATATGCTGAATTAGAAGAGGAAGTAAGTAATTACCACCTCAATAATATTATGAACGGTCTTGCACCGAGTATGCTTATTAATTTTAATAATGGTGTACCAAATGAAGAGGAGCGAGAAGGAATTGAAAGACGTATTTTAGAGAAGTATTCTGGATCAAGTAATGCAGGTAGATTTATATTAAGTTTTAACGAAAATAAAGACGCTGAAAGCAGTATAGAAGCTGTGCAGTTGTCAGACGCTCACAACCAATACCAATTTTTGTCTGATGAGAGTATGAGAAAAATAATGGTATCGCATAGAGTTGTTAGTCCTATGCTTTTAGGAATTAAAGATCAATCTGGGTTAGGAAACAATGCAGATGAGTTAATGACAGCTAGTACGTTAATGGACAACACTGTAATACGTCCATTTCAAGAACTTTTAATCAGATCGTTTGACCAAATACTTGCCTTTAACGAGATAAGCCTTAATTTGTACTTTAAAACGCTGCAACCACTCGAATTTACGTCAATTGATAAGGAATTAATAGACGATGAGACGCAAGAAGAAGAAACAGGGGTTAAAATGTCGGAGCAAATAGAACTTACAGACGAAATTTCAAGTCAAATTTTAGAAAATTTAGAGATTAACGAACTAGATGAGAGTTGGGAATTTGTAGACGAGATTGAATGTAGCGAAGACGAGTACAGTGATGAAGTTTGGGCAAGTTATTTAATAAACGAAAAACAGAATTTAGCAGAAAAATTAGCAGGATATGTTACTCGCAAACCAAGTGGATTTAGTTATTTAGACAAGTCTTTTTATAAGATCCGATACAAATACCACCAAAAAAGAAAAACAGGCAGCGATAGCAGAGATTTTTGTTCTACAATGATGTCTAGATATGACTCAAAAGGGTACCCTGCTGTTTATAGATTAGAAGATATAGATCAAGCTAGTCGTAGAGGTGTTAATAGTAATCTGGGACATAACGCCCAAGCATACGATTTGTTTAAATTTAAAGGTGGAGTATATTGCCACCACGTTTGGAAAAAAGTTTTGTTTAGATTAAAGGACAAATCAGTAGAGAGTCCAGAGTTTTCAGACTACAAAAGAACTCGATCAATACCTCAAAGTTATAATATAAATCCAAGAGGTACAGCACAATCTATAATAGCACCAGTAGATATGCCAAATAACGGACACCACCCAAGTTGGAGTAAAAAGAAAAGTAAAAAGAAAAAAAGATAGGATATGGCAACGGCATTATTTATAACACCAACAGACATAAAACGTAATTCATTACTAGACGGCAATGTAGACACTGATAAGTTTATACAATTTATTAAGATAGCACAGCAGATCCACATACAAAACTATTTAGGTACAGCACTTTATGACAGGATCTCTGCAGATATTCTTGCAGGGACATTAGTTGATCCTTATTTGAGTTTAGTAAATGAGTACATAAAAGATATGTTAATTCATTTTGCAATGGTAGATTATCTACCTTTTGCTGCCTATCAAGTAGCTAATGGTGGAGTATTTAAACATATTTCAGAAAACAGCGAAAGTGTAACAAAAAACGAAGTTGATACTTTGATTGATAAGCACAGAAATTTTGCTCAATTTTATACTAGACGTTTTATAGATTACATTTGTTTTAATAACACTTTGTTTCCAGAATATAACGCAAATCAAAATGCAGATATGTTTCCAGATACAGACGCAAATTTTGTAGGTTGGGTACTATGATGAGAAAAAGCAAACCAAAACAAAAGAATATTGAACTTTTAAAGAAATTCCTTAAAGTATATACAGATCAAGTGGCTACAAATAACCACATTAAAGGAAAAAATAAACAACAAAGCTAGTAAATTATGGCAACATTAACAGGGCAAAAAATAAAGGACACATACGACGGATTGCTAAAAATAGATGATAGTTCAATTGGACTGCCTACTAACGGTAAAATTGTAATAACGGACGGATTAGGAAACGATAGTGCTTTAAATTTAGGTAAAATAAATAATGGTGCTGAAATTACAGGTACTTTAACAATAGATAAAATAACAGATAGTACTTCAAGTGCTGCAGTTATTAGTGAAATTATAACAGAAGCTAAAACTATTGCAGCTAATAATAACGATACTTCAATACCGACTAGTGCTGCAGTAAAAGACTATGTAGACGCAGTTCCTGCTGAAAGTTTAGCACAAACTCTTGCAATAGGAAACATTACTTCTGGCAAAGATATTGAAATGTCGGACGGTGATGATTTAAAATTTGGAGCAGAATTTGTACTATCAAAAGGTGGTAGTGTGGCAACTGGAAATCTTCAAGGAGATATACGTTTATCGAACGGAAATTCAAATTCTAAATTAAGGATTATGAATAATAATGGTTTAGTACAGCTTTATGGTCGTGATGTTTTAATTTCAGCTAATGAAACAGTAATAAATGGAGGTTTTGTAGGCATAAATACTGTAAATCAAAACCCACAAGACCAACTTCACGTAAACGGAACTATAAGAGCAGCTATGGCTTTAAATG